GCATACTTTCCAGAGAAGGTTCTGTATTAGATCACATAGGCAGTCACAGCATTGATATTGATACTGATGAGCTACTAGATCGCATTAGAACAGATTTACACCCACCGCAGCAGCAGTTCTTTGACAATCAATCAGAAATTGTTGGTTTATCTGCTGGTTATGGTGCTGGTAAAACTAGAGCCTTATGCAGTATGGCAATAAAGCTAGCAGCACAGAACATAGGATTTATTGGTGCAATACTTGAGCCTGTCGCGCCATTAATAAGGGATATATGGATTACAGATTTTGACCAGTTTCTTGAACATTACGAAATACCTTACAGCTTCAGAGCTAGTCCATTACCAGAATATACCTTGCATTTTAAAGAAGGTGATAGCAAACTTTTATGTAGAAGTTTTGAAAATTATTCAAGAATAATAGGATTAAATTTATCTCATGTTTTGGTAGACGAAATAGACACAGTTTCACCAGCTATTTGTGATAAAGCTTTCCCAAAAATACTTGGACGACTCAGGGCTGGTAATGTCAGACAGTTTTGTGCAGCTAGTACACCAGAAGGCTTTCGCTGGATGTATAACACGTTCGGTACAGACGAGGCAAAAGAAAGAACAGACAGGCAGCTTATCAAAATGTCTACTTACGACAATAAGTTTTTGCCATCTGACTTTATAGAGCGTATGCAATCTAACTATGACCCATCAATGCTTCGTGCTTATCTCATGGGAGATTTTATAAATTTACAGACAGGATTGGTTTATGATCGTTTTTCTAGAGAACAAAATCTTATAACAGAAAAACCAGAAATACAAATAGAACCATTGCGGATTGGCATTGACTTCAATATAGGAAACATGAATGCTGTTGTTGGAATTGTAAAAGATCAAAAATTATTAATATTTGACGAAATAACTAAAGCTCATGACACAGATGCACTTGCTCAAGAAATAAAAGCCAGATACCCTTACAATAAAATATAT